TTAAAAGAAAAAGATGCAGAGTCCGTTGTTAGAAAAGTAGAAAAGAAGAATACCAGGTTATGGGAAATTGATAATGAAAGTTTTAAAAGAATAGAGTCGCTGCCATTACCAAAAGAAGATAGTTTGGATGATGATGAAACTATACCCTTCTAAAAAACTTATTGACTTTAATATCAATGCGGGATATAATGAGATATCATTTTAAACAAAGGAGTGAAAATGAAAAAGAAAATAATTAAAAAAATAGATGATCCTAAGAACCCATTTTATGGGAAAGAAAAGGTAACAATCTATACTAACATGAAAAATAAAAATCCAAGTGAGGTTCATAAGAAACTTGTAGAGTTTTATCGCAAACATAATATCAAAATCGGTATATGAAATTAAAACACTTAGATTTATTTAGTGGTATTGGTGGCTTCAGTTTAGGACTTGAAGCCACTGGAGGTTTTGAAACAAAAGCATTTTGTGACATTGAAAAATATCCAAGACAAGTGCTGCAAAAACATTGGCCTCATGTTAAACAATATGAAGATATAAAGGAGCTGAACTATGAAAGACTCAAAGCAGATGGAATTGATTCCATCGACATCATCACAGGAGGATACCCTTGCCAACCTTTCTCCATCGCAGGTCGCCAAAAAGGTGAGCAAGATTCGAGACACCTCTGGCCAGAGTATTTTAGACTTGTCAAAGAACTCAGACCAACTTGGGTTATTGGAGAAAATGTTAGTGGACACATTAAACTCGGTCTCGACACCGTTATCGAGGACTTGGAGAGTGAAGACTACGCCGTTAGGCCGTTTAGTATTTCAGCTTCGAGCATCGGTGCCAACCACCAAAGAGAAAGAATTTGGATATTGGCGCACTCCAGACGCTCACAGTGGCCGAGGGCCGAGCAGCGAGGAGAGAATGAAAATGAAACTAGAAAAGAAAATGCCAATCAGTTTGAACGATCAAGTAGCACATCCGAAGTTGATGTGGCCAACACCAACAACGAGAGATTACAAAGACAGTGGCAAAGCCGTAATCAATTCACACCGAGATTCAATTCTTCCCGTGAGAGTAGCGAAGAAGGACAAAGAACAGTGGGTCAAGGGTGGTGGGAGTCTGAACCCAACATGGGTAGAGTGGCTCATGGGATACCCAAAAGGGTGGACAGACTTAAATCATTAGGCAATAGTTTGGTACCACAGATACCTTACTATATAGGGAAAACAATATTAGAGGTGATGAATGGAAAAACTAATTAAAGAAACTTTAGGTATAGCTGCGAAACTCGTAGCTAAAGCGGAGAGTAGAAACATGAAGCTAACAAAAAGAATATTAGTGGATGATTTAAAAATGATAAAATTAAACTTAATGTTATTACAAGATGATATTACAAGACAGTCAAAGTCAGAAAATTAAAATAGTTTTTGGTCCACCAGGTACCGGGAAGACAACACATCTTCTTAGTATTGTTGAATCAGAACTACAAAAAGGAACTCCACCAGATCGAATAGGATATTTTGCTTTTACAAAAAAAGCTGCAAGAGAGGCAGTGACGAGAGCAATGGAGAAATTTAGTTTGGATCGTAAAAGTTTTAAATACTTTCGTACACTACACAGTATGGCATTCTTAATGTTAGGATTAAAAAATGCTGATGTTATGGACGATGATGATTACAAAGCAGCTTCTGATTATCTACAAGTTAAATTAATTAATCCAAACAAATCAGTAGATGAGTTAGGTATTTCATTGCCACAAGATCCTTATTTAAAAATAATTGATCAAGCAAAAATAAAAAACGTATCATTATCAAATGAGTTCATGCGTAGTGGTGAACATATTCAAGGAGGATTTGAAAAGCTAGAACAAATAGATAAAGGTTTAGAACGATATAAAAAGAAACATAGTAAATTTAATTTTACAGATATGATTGTAGAATTTAATAAACAAAAAAATTGTCCTAGGTTTGAAGTTGTAATTATTGATGAGGCACAGGATCTTAGTTTTATTCAATGGCAAATGGCAGAGATACTTATTCGTAATTCAAAACGAGCTTACATTGCAGGAGATGATGACCAAGCTATATTTGATTGGGCTGGTGCTGATACAAAAAGATTAGGATTGATAGGTGGGGAAAGAGAAATACTAACACAGTCTTATCGAGTGCCGAGAGCCGTGCACCAAGTAGCTGATAACTTGATTAGTAAAGTTAATGATCGTGTACAAAAAGATTGGAATCCAAAAGAAGAAGAAGGAATAGTGCAGCGTCATCGTATGCGATTCAATAACCAAATAGATTTAACAAATGGATCGTGGTTAATTTTAGCAAGAACTAATTATGTGTTAGATCAAATAGCAGATGATTTAAAATACCAAGGATTGTTTTATGAATATAAAAATAGATCTTCTATTTCTGATCGCATGATCAGAGCAATACAAGGATGGAATAATTTAAAAGAAGGAAACGAGATAGATGTATTTGCAGCACAAGATATTTATTATTACATGAGTGGCAATGGTAATATAGAACATGGTCATAAAGAAGCCATAAAGACAGCGAGTGAAGAAGTTAAATATAATTACGAATCGTTAGTCGTGGGTCATGGTTTAAATGCTGACATAAATAGTGAATGGAACATTGCATTAGATAGAATACCAGAATCGATGCAACGTTATATCAATGCAGCAATGCGCAGATCATCCTTTAATAAATCGAAAAATATAAAATTATCTACAATTCATGCATCTAAAGGTGGCGAAGCAGACAATGTTATGGTATTAAAGGACTTACCACGTAAGGCAGATTTAAGTCTTGCGCAAAAAAGAGACGATGAGAGGAGAGTGTTTTACGTTGCTACAACAAGAGCAAAAAAATCTTTACACATTATTGAGAGCCAATCTAACAGAGAGTTTACAGAACTATGATCTGTGAAAATATTTTAGAACAAGCAAAAGAATTAGTTGGAGGTGATCGCCAAGAAGACTACGGCGATAAGCTTACCAATCATGAGAACATTGCTGCATTGTGGTCGATTTTCCTCCGCAAAAAATTAACACCCCATGATGTGGCAATGTGTATGGCTTTAGTTAAAGTTGCTAGACTAATGCATGCACATAAACCAGACAGCTATGTAGACTTGGCGGCCTATGCAGCTATTGCAGGGGAAATAGATGAGCGAACGAAGTGAGACAACCTTCTCTTTTTCAAACTCCAAGTGAGTGGCTACCGCCAGAAGGAGTGCCAGATTTAAGAGAGGCAAAAGAGATAGCCATTGACTTAGAAACAAAAGATGATGGTATAAAAAATAGTGTAGGACCTGGATGGGCTACAAAACAAGGAAGAGTTATTGGTGTTGCGTTGGCCGTGGATGGTTGGGAAGGATACTATCCTATAGCACATGAAGGCGGTGGTAACTTTGATCAAAAAGTTTTTCTTAATCAACTTAAACCTATTTTAGAATTACCTTGTGATAAAGTATTTCATAATGCCATGTATGATGTTGGATGGTTAGATGCATTAGGATTAAAAGTGCACGGCAGAATAATAGATACGATGATTGCTGCACCTTTATTAAATGAAAATAGATTTAATTATTCTCTTAAAGATTTATCAAAAGAGTATGTTGGAGAAACAAAATCAGAATCTTTATTGTATGAAGCTGCAAAAGAGTGGGGTGTAGATGCAAAGAGTGAGATGTGGAAGTTACCGCCAATGTATGTTGGTCCTTACGCTGAACAAGATGCTGCAGTTACTTTGAAGTTATGGAAAGTATTACAAAGAGAGATTGTTAAACAAGAGTTAACAGATATATTTAATACAGAATCAGAACTGTTTCATGTTCTATTCGCTATGAAAAAGAAGGGGGTACGCATTGATACAGAAAAAGCAGAACGTATTAAAAAAGATTTTGAAAATTCAGAGAAGAAGATATTATCTGGCTTATATAAAGCATGTGGTTTTGAGGTGGAGATACTTGCTCCATTATCAATTGCAAAAGCTTTTGATAAACTTAAAATAAAATACAATAGAACACCAACTGGATTACCAAGCTTTGATAAAAATTTTTTAGCAACTCATTCTAATCCGTTTGCACAGAATATAGTAAAAGCAAGAGAGTTAAATAAAGCAAGAACAACATTTATAGATTCTATTTTAAAACATTCTTATCGTGGTCGCATACATGCAGATGTAAATCAACTACGTTCAGAGACAGGTGGTACAATATCAGGAAGATTAAGCATGCAAAATCCTAACTTGCAGCAGATACCAGCTCGTAATAAAGATATAGGTCCTAAAATAAGAGAACTTTTTGTACCAGAAAAAGGTGAAGAGTGGGGATGTTTTGACTATTCACAACAAGAGCCTCGTCTTCTTATACATTATGGAGCCTTGGTTAGTGAGGTGTCTGATTGGGATGTTGCTTCTGTAAAAAAATTATTAAATGATTATAACAATAAACCAGACACTGATTTTCATCAAGTCGTTGCTGATATGGCAGGCATAGATCGTAAACAAGCCAAGACAATTAATCTTGGTATGATGTATGGTATGGGTAAAGGTAAACTTGGATCTCAATTAGGATTAGATAAAGAAGATGTTGATGATATTTTTAAACAATATCATTCTACAGTTCCTTTTGTAAAAGTATTGACTGATGGTACGATGAATAGAGCACAGAAGAGAGGACATATTCGTACTATACTAGGACGTAAATGTCGTTTTGATTTATGGGAACCTTCAACCTATGGTATTCATAAACCATTACCAAAAGAACAAGCAGAGATAGCGCATGGTGGTATAAATAGAATAAAACGTGCTTGGACATACAAAGCTTTGAATAGATTAATTCAAGGATCCGCTGCTGATCAAACAAAAAAAGCAATGATAGATGTTTTTAAAGAAGGTATTACACCTTTAATCCAGGTACATGATGAACTAGATATTTCTGTATACTCTGAAGAACAAAAGAAAAAAGTTATTGAGATTATGCAAAGTGCTGTGCCATTAAAAGTTCCTTGTAAAGTAGACTGCGAGGTAGGACCTTCGTGGGGAGAGATTGAATAGAAAGCAAAAGATTGGTTTTCTAAACCATCTTGTAGCCATGCACTGGCTAACTAAAAGAAATTACTACGTTTTTCATAACATCAGTGGCCTTGGGCCATGCGACTTGATTGCTTTAAATGACAAAGGAAAAACGATAAAGATAGATGTAAAAAGTGAAAGTATAAGAAAAACAGGCACACATGCAGGTCATAAGATAAGAAGAATGACCACAAAATTACAGAAAAAAATGGGTATAAAATTACTCATGGTAACTAAAGAAGGAAAGTGCTACTTCTATAAGAATGATTAAAACATTTGTATTAGTGGTAAGTTTATGGGGATTTAATGGTAGCTCTTGGGTGTATACAGGTAATCAATCCGTTTTAAGTATGCAACTTAATCAAGAACAATGTGAGATGATTGAACAAAGCTGGACTAAATTTGAAAAGAATCCATACTTTCGTTTTTCTATTGAATGTGTAGAAGAAATTAAAAAAGAAACTTAATCAATAGCTTCGTCTATCTTATCATTAATAGCTACAACATTCGCTTCAATGACCGAGAGCCGTGCATCAATACGCAACATATCTAAATCTTTTATCTTACTTTCATTGGCAACGACTCTGTTTACTAACATCCCATAACTGTAGATAACAGTTATACCTGCAATAATAATTGCGGTGATGTTAATTTTTTTAATCATTCGTAATTAGCGTATCTCTGAGATAAAGGAATATATACTTCATCTGTAGGAATGTCTTCATTTACTATAGCTGGAGTATTAGCCGCACTAGCATTAGCCGCAACATCCAAACCATCCACATCGTTTTGTCCAAACAAGTTAAATAATGATGGAATTGGTTTATCACTAGCTACTTCAAAAGGAAGTTCAAATCCTTGTCCATATGCAGGAGTGTCCTCTTCAATTGATCTACGTGCTTGGTCTTCTAAATATTTAGTTACTTGTTTTTGAACTATGGGAGTATCAAAATTCATATTGTAGTATGCTCTGTTAATTCCTATGTTAGCTAAGTCGGCATCAGTAAGCTGCACTCCATAGGTTTGTCTTTCACCTTCTGCTAATGCATTTGCTGCAACTTCATTTAATTCTTCTTTTGCATCCTCAGGTAACATAAAAGGATTAAAAGTTTTTCTATCTGGCATGTATTTTTCTTTCATCTTTTCTTGTTGTATGTAAGCTTGTTGTAAAGCTGATCCTACATTTGAATCTTTTTCTATGATATCTGTATCTGGATCATCTTGAACAGGAAGAATAAAATTAGGATCAATACCTTGATCTATTAAATCTTCTTCTGAAACAGGAATGATAGGAGCTGGAACCAAATTATCATCACCAAATTGTGGTTGTCTGTCTGATAAAGTCATATCTGGCTCATCAAATGCACCTTGTCTATCTGATCTTGTTGTTACTGGTGTTCGTTGCAAAGGATATCTTACACCAGGCATGTCTTCTAAATTGTAAGGTATTTGTTTTCTTTTTCTATCACCAAGTGCGGCTTGTATTCCTCGAAATGCAAGAGGACCTTTGTTTAGTACATTTGTAATTGGATACATTGTACCAAATTGATCTGGATAAAGATTCTGTAATTTTCTTGTTGGATCTTTAAAGTCTTGGTCAACAGTGTTTTGAAATATATCAAAGCCTCTTGTCGTTAAAGGTCGATTACCATCACTTGTTCTAACATTGCCTTGAATAGTTCCACCACCAATTTTTCTAGCTCTTTCAAGTCCTAACCGTTTTACAAATTTATTTTGTCGTGAACGTAAATCTTTAGCTAAGTCTGTATTACCATCCGCTAAAGCTTTCTCTACTCGTCTATCAAGACTACCTACACTCTGCTCTAGATCTCTTTCTCTTTTATTTCTATTGTATGTATTAGCGGCAGCAATGCCTCTTTCTCTACCTGAGCTTGTGCCACCTGTAGCTGTTCTAGATCTTATTCTATCACCTCTGCTACCGCCACTAGCTAAATAAGAACCTCTTCTGTCAATTTTCTTTTCAGCACGTCTACCCGAGGCACGTTTAGCTGCGGCTCTAGCCGACGCTTGTCTTTTAGCACTTGCTCTTCCACCTCTACGTTTACTAGCCATATTATCCTCTATTTACTAATGCTTCAGTTATATCAATATTACCGCTTTTGGCAAGTTGAGATCTGTCTGTTTGTGAAATTGTTCCTCCTGCAGGAACAACATTCGGTGCAACAGGTGCAACAGTAGTAGGTGCAGAACTTATAAGAGGTGCTGCATCTGCTGTTTTAGGCCTAGTTGTTAGTGGTTCCGATGGTACAATGTTAATTATATTTTCAAATAAAGTATCTGGATTATCAAATATAGGTGTTCTTCTTAGTCCTCTGTATATATTATTAGTTATTCTTCTTACCACTCTACTAATATCACTTCCATCTCTTGCTTTAGAATTATTTTTCATTGTTTTAAAAGCAAAATCAGATACTTTTATTGGTGTAAATTGATTCCTTATAAGCTTCCTTGCTTCACTTGAAGAATATCTTTCTCCTACAATTTTTCTTATTTGTTTTTCATTTACACCTAATTTTCTTGCAGCTTCTATTGACTTAAATAATGTTTGATCGTTTCTTAATTTTGCCTCATTGGCTTTACTATAAGCGTCTACTATTTCTGCTGATGTAGCGTCAGCTCTATAAGCAACACTTGTAAATAATTTTTTAGAGTTAGCTAAAGCTCTTTTGTTATCTGATATCTTAAAGTTAATACCATCTTCAACAAAAGGATTCTGTATTCTAAAGCCAAGTAAACCACTTGCTTCATTTAAAAATTTATATCCTCTATTATACTGATCTTTTTTTCCGATTCCTGAAAGATACAAACGATGAAATGCTGGTAAAGATCCAGGTGATGCTGTTTTTAAAGCTTCTGCCGCAGTAGCAGATAATTTATTTCCAAAACTATCTTCAGGATTCCATAGTCTTCTGCCATCTCTTGTCTCTCCTCCTCGAAGAAATACATCTCCTATAAATGAAAAGGCAATAGATTCTTCCATGAAAGGTGCAAGAAATTTAGATGTTGCTCGTATAGCAGCATCATCAAAACTTTGAAGAGCATTTTGACCTTGATCTCTTGCAGCATCATAACCATTCATTGCTGAACGAAGTGGCTGTGTAAGAATATCGTATGCATTGGTATGAGAAAAATCAATATAGTATAATTGATTACCTTGTTTAATTGGAATAAGTGTAGAGTCTTTTGACCATTCAGGAAGATACTCTCTTAATGCATTAAGTTGTTCATTGGATACACCAGCTACAAGTTGAGCTCCTTCTTGTAATCCTTTACCTAAACCAATACCAAAGGTTGCAACACCTGCAAGTCTTGTTGTTCCTATACCTACTGTGTTTGGATCTAAAACTTCTTTAAGTCCTTGCCTTGTTGTATTAAAACCTGTTCGTATAATCTCTAAAGGAAAAGATACGAAGTTACCTACAGGCAGTCTTCGTAACATTTGTCCAAAAGAACCTATGTAATCGTAGTTTGGTATATTGTTTTTAACTGTGTCAGCAGCTTTTAATTTTATAAATTTATCAAAACCTTCTTTAGTTCTCATTGTAGCTAAAGCTTCTTCTCTTGTAAGAGTAGGATTTACTCTAGCAATTTCATCCGCATAATCATCCACAAACTTTGTTGGATTTGAATTATACATTTTCTGATAAACATTATTAAATTTACGTTGTTCAGAATAAAAATTTTGTATTTTATATAAATCATCTTCTGCTTGATAGGCTGTTCTTGCAACACCTCTAGCTTTATTAAATCCAGTTTTATCGCCCCATCCACGTAGCATTGTATATATTTTACCTTCTTCTGAAAGATTCTGTAGACCAGCGCTTACTTCATCTAAACTTTGTGTAATCTCTCCTAATCTTGCACTTGTATTAATAATACCTAGTCCTTGTAACTCTGTATATTCATCTACATATTTTTTATATTCATCAGCATTCTTAAAATACTTTCTACCCATGTCAGATTCAATTGCACTTTTGGATCTAGTTGTTACTAATTTATATGCTCTTTTAAAATCTTCTGCGAAACGAAGTGGGTTTTGAAAAAAGTTACCGTTCATTCCTGTAAAAGATGCTGCACTAATAACGTTACGAGCATGTGTTATAGGTGATAGAGTTGTCTTTGCTTCTTGTGTAAATGCTTTTGGTCCAAGAAAAACTTTGTAGTATAAAGATGCTAAAGTATCTGCGTTCTTTTTAGAACTACTTATATTTTCTAATGCTTTTGCTATTTCTGGTGTTGTTTTATAACCATTTAAAGGACCATCTGATACAATTGTTGAACCAAATTCTAAACCACCTTCGCCTATTGGGGTAGTGGTAGATGAAAATTCATCAGGTTTTCTAAGCGCTTCCGTTTCACCAACAATATCACCTTCTGGAACTTTTTTTCTAAGCACTTTAGGTGGTTCAAAAAAGTATTTACCTTTTCCTACTTTAAGTAATGTATTAAAAAAATTTGTATCTGCAATGTATGTATTTATTTTAGCTGCAGTTCTCATGTACTGTTTAATAGGATCTTTTACTTCACCAAGAAGTTCTCTCAATGGTCCTGGTATTTCATTTCTTACTTTCTGTATTTCACTATCAAATTTAGCAACTCTTGCTATTGCACCATCCATAACTTGTTCTTTGTTTTCCGCTAATAAATTTTTTAATTCTAATTCAACCATATCATCGGACATACGTGGATTATTATTTCTTATATATATTCTAGCTTTTTCTTTAATAGCTTGACCCTCTGGTGTATTATTTAAAGTATTAAGCCATTGACCTCTTTCTGTTTTACTTCCATATAATCTATAGCTTCTTGTCATATACTCACCTATGTTAGCAGCTACAACATCTTGAAATTCTCTTCCATTCTTCATAGTAAAACCAGGCATCTCCGCTAATGTATCACTCATGTTATCTATTGAACCTCTTATATTTCGTATGTAAGGCAGTAATTCTGTTGGTATATTAAAATCTTTCATTGCCTCTTCTAATTCTTTAGTAAAGACAGGTATTTCCTCTCCTGTTTTAACATTTACTTTGGGTTTAAATTTTCCACTTGTTAAGAAATCATAAATGCTTTCCATCATTTTTTCTCTTCGTCTCATACCAAGTTTATCTAATTGATTTATAGCGCCACCTATTCTAGGATCAATTGCTTGCTGCACTGCTTTTTCTAAATCAAGAGTGTCTACTCTTACTCTTTCAGCAACTTTTCTAAGTGTGTTTATTTTTTCTCTGTTAGCTTCAAATACTTCTTTTGGTAAATTACCTCTTGCACGAAAAGGAGATAAAATATTTTTATCTACCCATCGTAAAATATTATTCTTATTAAATTGAAAACCTTGATCAATAGCTTTTTCTTTTAAAACGTTAGCGTTTAATTCTGGATCAAACTCTAAAAATTTAATGTTGTTTTTATTAACACCTATATGTTTTAACATACCTGTAAAAGCAGGAGCTGAACCTTTAAATAACGCTTTTCCCGCAGGAAATATTACATTGTCAAATAATGTAAAACCAAGTGCACCTTCTACACCAAACTTAAATTTATTTGCTAATCTTTTAGCCGCAAGTTCACGACCTGTTGCATTAATATCATCCGTGTCATCTGTCTGTGTTGGACCCATACCAATAAGATCACCTAACGTGCCCATGTCACTTGTTGCTGCAGCAGTTTCAGCGCCACCTGCAAGTAATGCTTTTGTTACATTTGGTCTTCTAGAAATAAAACCTGTTTTACCACCTATGTTTCTAGCTTTAATTAATCCGTTAGCTGCTTTAAGAGCAATACCCCCGGGCACACCAAACTGTGTTAGCACAGAAGTAACTGTACCAGTCCATGAGTCGTCGGCCTTGTCTTCTAAAGCTTGTAAAATTTTATTCTCATCAAAATACTTTTCTACTTTTCTCGTTAAGTCTGTTCCTACACCAAGATCAACAAGTATAGTTCCAAGACTAAGTGTTCCCTCTGCTAATTTTATGGCACCTTCACCAACACCAGCAACGCCTGCAGTTATAGGATCAGCAATATATTTTTCAAAGAAACCTTCATTATCGTCTTTAGGTGTACGAGAAGTTGAATTAAATTTAAAATTTGTTCCAATAGATTTGTCTACTTCAATTGAATTACCAAATCGATCTACTTTTTTATTATTAATTATAGGTGATTCTGTAGGTTGAGGTTGTCCTCCGATTGGATTACCAAATCTATCTGTTTGTGTAACCATAAGTTAATCTCCTTTATGGTTTTGTGTTATATACTCCACTCTCTGAGTCAAAGTATCTTGTGCCACTTGGTAATGAATCATAAAGTTCATCACCTGCAGTGCCTGGTGGTAACTCTACAGCGTTATAGCTTTGATAAAGTTGACCTATATAATTATCAATAAGTTGTTTTTCTGGCACAGGATTTGGTTTTAAAGTTCTTCCATCTGCCTCATAGTTTTGAGCTAAAATACCATCAAGAGTATCTTGATTACCCATTATATCTTGATACGTTGCCGCATAAAATTTTCCTGCATCTAACTCTCTTGCATTTGCTTTTATTTTTTCTTGAAGTATATCTGCTGCAATTGCTTTCTCATCAATCTCACGATCTTTAGCTTTATCATAAGCAGATACGCCAGATTCTATACCAGCTTTCTTAATACTTGCAGCACGATCCATTAAATCATTTCCTAGTTTAGCAAATTCTTTTAGTGGTTCTTTTGCAGACTCTGCAATACCTTCTACTAAGTTACCTCTTTTTGTAGCAAGGTTTAAACCAAACTGTACCATAGCATTATAGCCTGCAGTCTTTGTTCTTTTTCTTGTGTCATCACCAATGTATTTCTCAAATAAGTCTATACGTTCTTTAATAAAGTCATCTAGTTCTCCAGATTTAATTTGATCACTTGTTATTTTAGCATCGTCGGGTTTTTCTTTTTTATCTTTTATTATTCCTGCTTTTTCACCTTCTTCTATTGTCATACCCGCAGGACCACCCGGAGTTGCAGGACTAGGTACTGTTCTTTGTCCGTCAGCCACACTTTGTTCAGCGTCGCCAGTTAAATAATCGTAAGCGCCATAACCAAGACCAAATTGAGTTAAATAATTTGAACCAAATCTACCTGGTAAAACTATTCCTGGTGCTGTGCCCGGAACAGTGGGACCTTGCGCACCTGGAGCAAGAGGAAATTTACCTTTAGTTCCTCTAAAATAATTTTTTAAACCTCTTTGTATGCCACCACCTCTAATAGCTTTTAAACCTGCACTACCTGCTCTCATAATAGCAGGAGCTGCACGTAATGCACCTAGACCACCATAATATAATATTGCTGGTATTGGCATTAATTACCTCCAAACAAATTACCAAAGCCCTCTGATAAACCACCAAAGCCTTGACCAAATTGACCAAGAGCCCCTAGTCCTGCAATACCAAGACCAAGTGCTTGCGCATATGGATTGACAGGTGGCTGTTGAGTATATTGAATACTGCTACTTGGAGTACCTCGTAATATATCACTAGCAAAACCAAGTCTTCTAAACGGTTCTTGCTGTGCTTGAATTTGTTGTTGTCTAGCAGCCTCCATTTGTGCTTGACCTAGTTGTTGCTGCATACCACCTACACCTAATAGTGATTGAATATCCGCTTGACCTAATTGTTGACCTAATGCACCAAGACCAGCTTGAGTTTTACCTAGACTAGCTAGACCTTGTCCTGCTTGACCAAGTAATTGACCAGCTTGTAATTGTCTTCTTTGTTGTGACTCTTGAGCACCCATCGCAGCACCTTGTGCTTGTTGATAGTTACGTGATAAGTCTTCAAAAATTCTTCTTGATTTAATATCGGCTAAATTTTTACCAAGCTCTGCTTCTTGAACGCCCATACGTGAGCCTCCAAAAGCACCTACTTTTTGTGCTTGAGAAGCTAGACCTTGTTGAGCAATCTGTGCTTGTCTATCATATTCAGCTAAGGCTTGGTTTGTTACATTTTGTTGATACGGATCCATAAAAGCTTTTGCTGAATTTGGATCATATGCTTGTGTTGCACCAAGTGCTTGACCAATACCACCTGTAAAAGCACCACCTGCAAGACCAGTGCTACCCATCGCTTGTTGTAAAGCTGGTGCATAAGAACCTACATTTTGACTTGCTAAACCAAAAGCTTGTTGTTGTTCTGGAGTAAATCCTGCAAATTGAAAACCAGGTATTTGTTGAGCAATACCTGCTCTACCTAATTTACGTAATTGAAAAGCTTCTTCTGTTTCATCTGCTCTCTTTACAGCATTTGGATCACCAAATACGGATGCAAGTAATTGCTCAGATCTTTTTTCAATATAAGGAGCCTGTTGCTGCCTTTGTATTATTTCATCTGCCATTATCTTTTGCCTCCATATTTATCTTGTAAACTATAAAGGAATTTTGATCCTCTGTCTCTAGTATCTTGTTTACCTTTACCACCCATTGCTCTGCCAAGTCCTCTTACAGTTTTTGAATTAATAACAAACTCACCATCACTTAACATTGCTGGTATGTCATCACTAGTCTCGGTTCCCGGTCCAGCGATCTTACCATTCTTACGAGGAAAACCACCTTGTCTTAAACCTAAAGTTTTTAAACCATTTATTTCTCCACCCATTGCTCTTTGTGTTAAGTTAGGTCCGTATTGAGAAAAAGGAACTAATTCAACTCCACCTATAGGTGCATCACCTATGTTAGCAAATCCCGGTACCTTACCATATACATCTTCATAAG